AGGATCTTGGCGTGTCGCTCGCGGGCGGCATGAAGCCCTTCATGGTCATGGCGCAGCAAGGCAGCCAGATTTCTCAGATTTATGGGTTTGGGAATGGCGGGGTCGGCGCCCTTTTCCGCGATCTGGGAGGTATGGCGCGCACCCTCGGCCAAGGCATCCTTCAGGTCGCCGGGCGCTTCCCGCTGGTCACGGCCGCCGTGGCGCTGGGCTCGGCCGCGATTGCGGGCATGCGTAACGAGATCAACGAGACCACTGGCGCGCAGGTGAGTTTCACGGATGTGGCGCGGGCCGCCTGGCAGGTGTTCGCAGAGAACGTCTACCAGATCGGCAAGCCGGTCTTCGATACGATCCGCGGCTGGTGGGACAATGCCGTCGCCTGGGCCGATTGGGCCTGGGAGCGGATCGTCGATGGCGTCATCTGGATGGGCGACCTCGTCATCAACGCCTTCAAGGTCGCAGCTGCAGGCGCGACCTATGCCTTCCAAGGCGTGCCAGATGCCGTCGGCGCGTTGGCCGTCGGTGCCGCGAACGCCGTGATCGATGCCGTGAACTGGATGATCGAGAAGGCGCTGGCGGGCATAAATGCTCTGGCCGAGGCCGCAAACGCAGCGCTGGAAGCAGTCGGCCTTGATCCGGCCCTCTCGACACTGGACCCAGCCACCTTCCGCATCGACAGCGTGACGAACCCCTATGCCGCCCGCGATGCCGAACGCAGGGCGGCGCTGGCGGCGCAAATCCGCGGCATCGTATCGGGCTCGCCCCTCTCGGAATACTTCAACGACGTCCGCGATCGGGCGCTGCAAATCTCGATCACGCCCGACGATCCGGCGGAGGGTGGCGCTGGCGGCGGTGGCGGACCTTTGCAGACGGCCGAGGAAGTGGCTGCCGCAGCCGATGTCGCTGCCACCGGCTGGGCCGCGGTCAGCGAGGCGCTCTCCACCTACGCAGCCGAGGCCGCCAATTGGGGCAGCAGCGTGGGTGAGGCGATCACTTCGGCCTTCCGCGCTGGGGAAGAGGCCGTGGCCGAGTTCGTCCGGACGGGGAAGCTCGACTTCTCCAGCCTTGCGACCTCGATCATCGCCGATCTGGCCAAGATCGCCTTCCGCCGCTTCGTCTTCGGCCCCCTCGCCTCGGCGCTGGGCGGGGTTCTGGGCGGGATCGGCGGCGGCATTGGCGGCGGGATGGGAGGGGCCAAGATCAAGGCCGGGGTTTACCATTCCGGCGGCCGGGTGCCCGGCCCCGGAAGCATGATGATCCCCGCAGCCGCCCTCGCCGCCGCCCCTCGTTTCCACAGTGGCGGCGGCATGGGGCTTGGCTCCGACGAATACGCGGCCGTCCTTCTGCGCGGCGAACGCGTCCTGAACCGTGCCGAGACCCGCGCCTGGGAAGGCGGGGCGGGCACCACCGTCAACATCTATGCCCGCGATGCCGAAAGCTTCCGCGCTTCCCGCGCGCAAGTGGCCGCCGACATCGCCCGGGCCGTGGCCTATGGCCGAAGGAGCAGCTGAATGGCGTTTCACGAGATCAGGTTTCCGGACAGCATCAGCCGGGGCGCGAAGGGCGGGCCGGAACGGCGCACCCGGATTGTCGAACTTGCTTCGGGCGACGAGGAACGCAACGCCTCCTGGGCGAACTCGCGCCGCCGCTACGACGTTTCCTATGGTGTGCGCCGGGCTGATGATCTGGCGGCCGTCGTCGCCTTTTTCGAGGCCCGCAACGGCCGCCTGCACGCGTTTCGGTTCAAGGATTGGTCGGACTACAAATCCTGCCTGCCCTCGGCGGCGCCTTCTCCCACCGACCAGATCATCGGCACCGGAAACGGCAGCGCGACGGCATTCCAACTGGTGAAGACCTATGCCTCCGGCGCGCAATCCTGGGCGCGGGCGATCATCAAGCCTGTGGCGGGCACGGTCACGGTTTCGCTGAACGGCATCGCGCAAGGGTCCGGCTGGTCGGTCAACACGACGACCGGGATCGTCACCTTCGCCGTTCCCCCGACCGCCGGTGCCGTGATCCGGGCCGGGTTCGAATTCGACGTGCCCGTGCGCTTCGACACCGACGAATTGCCCGTCACCCTCGACATCGAACGCACCGGCTCCATCCCCTCCATTCCCCTGATCGAGGTGCGCCGATGACCCCACCCAAAGACCGCAACACCATGGGCTATGTCGCCTACGTCTCATTGGCCCTCGCCCTTTCCGCCCAAGGCGGCGCGGCGATCTGGTGGGCCGGGATCATCAACACGCGCGTCGCCATGCTCGAACGACAACTGGACGATCTGGCCATGATCCGCCCCGAGCAAATCCGCGATGTGGCTGAAGCGCTGCGCTCGATCGCCGTGATCGAAGAGCGGATGATCCGCCTCGACGAGAACATCGCCCGCATCGGCGCCGCCGTCGGCCGCCTCGAACAACAGGACCGCACCCCATGAAGACCCTGCCCGCGGGCTTCCAGGCGCATCTGGATGACGGCACGACCACACTCGCTTGGTGCTGGCGGCTGCAACGTCGGGATGCTGCAGTGTTTGGTTTTACCGACCATGACCGGGTGCTGGCCTTTGCGGGCACCAGTTTCGAACCCGAAACCGGTTTCGCGGCCAGCGAGATCAGAAGCCTCGGCGATCTGTCGGTTGACGCCCAGGACGTGCAGGGCGCGCTCAGGTCAGACCGGATCACAGAGACCGATATCGCCGACGGCCTTTGGGACAATGCGGCCGTCGAAGTGTGGCTGGTGAACTGGCAGGCGGTCAGCCAGCGCGTCCTCATGCGCCGCGGCAGCATCGGTGAGATCAGGCGCGGGCGGGCGGCTTTCACCGCCGAAGTGCGGGCGTTGGCGCATTTGCTGAACCAGCCCGTCGGCAGGACGTTCCAGTATTTCTGCGACGCGAACTTGGGCGATGCGCGCTGCGGGGTGAACCTGATGGGGCCACTTTTTCGGGGCACCGGGTCGGTCACGGCCACGAACGGCGACCGCCGGTTTGCCGTGGCCGCAGGACTCGGCGCCTTTGCCTCAGGCTGGTTCGATTTCGGAGTGGTGGAATGGACAAGCGGCGCCAATGCCGGGCGGCGGGCGGAGGTGGCAAGCCATACCCTCGCCAGTGGCACGGCCACGATCACCCTGATCGAGGCGCCAGTGCGAACGATCGCCCCGGGTGATGCCTTCGCCATCACCGCAGGCTGCGACAAGCGCCACGCCACCTGCCGCGACCGGTTCGGCAATGCGCTGAACTTCCGCGGCTTCCCATCGATCCCCGGCGACGATCTGGTGACGCGCTACCCGAACGAAACCGACGCCAACTCCGGCGCGCCCCTGCGCCCGCTTGCCGATGGCTGAGACCCGCGCACCAACCCACCCCGCCCGGGTGGTGACGATCGCGGAAAGCTGGCTCGGCACGCCCTATCTGCATCAGGCCTCCGCCCGGGGTCTTGGCACCGATTGCCTCGGCCTCGCCCGCGGCATCTGGCGCGATCTGCACGGGGCCGAACCCGTCGCCCCGCCGCCCTATACCCGCGACTGGGGCGAGAGCAGCGGGCGCGAAGTGATGTGGGAGGCGGCCAGCGCCTTCCTGATCGAGATCCCCGTCGGCGCGGCCGAACCCGGCACGCTGATCCTCTTCCGCATGGTGGCCAGCGCCCCGGCCAAGCACTGCGGCATCCTCGTGCCCGGCTCCGCCCTCATCCACGCCCGCGAGACCACCGGCGTCACCCGCGAACCTTTCACCCTGCCCTGGCGCCGCCGCGCCGTGGCGGCTTTCCTCTTTCCAGGCTGATCCCCATGGCAACCATGCTCCTCGCCGCCGCCGGTTCCGCAATCGGCAGCGCCTTCGGCGGTGCGTTTCTCGGCTTCAGCGCCGCCACGATCGGCGGCGCCATCGGGTCTTTTGCAGGCTCGGTCATCGACAGCCTGATCATTGGCTCGCTCGCGCCGGACCAGCGCATCGAGGGCGCGAAGCTTGATGACTTGCGCCTGACCTCCGCGACCGAAGGCGCGGTGATCCCGCGCCTCTATGGCACGATGCGGCTCGGCGGCAACATCATCTGGGCCACGGATTTCCGCGAGGAGCAGTTCCGCCAGACCCAAGGCGGCGGCAAAGGCGGCGGGCCGAAGGTCGTGACGGAGGGATATCGCTATTACGCTTCCTTTGCGGTCGCGCTGTGCGAGGGCCCGATCGGCGGGGTCTGCCGCATCTGGGCCGATGGCAAACCCTTCGATGTGCCGG